TAACTGGAAAGCGTTCAGAGATATTGCAGACAGTGTAGGTGCAGCACTAATGTGCGATATGGCTCACTATAGTGGACTTATTGCAGGTAACGGCTATGATAGTCCTTTACCTTTTGCAGATGTGGTAACGAGCACAACACATAAAACTCTTAGAGGCCCGAGAGGTGGCATGATTCTGTGGAATAATCCAGATTTCACAAGAAAAATCAATAGTGCTATATTTCCTGGGACTCAGGGTGGCCCGCTAATGAATATCATTGCTGCAAAAGCTCAATGTTATGCAGAAGCACTTGACCCTTCCTTCGATGAGTATATTCAAGACGTACTCGACAATGCTAAGGCTATGGCTGATGTGTTTGTACGGAAAGGGTACAATATTATCACAGGTGGAACAGACAGTCACTTGTTACTTTTAGATTTAAGTGATAAATCTTTGAGTGGCAGAAAAGCTGCTGATATGCTAGAAGAGAATGGTATTACTGTAAATAAAAATGGAGTACCAAACGACCCTCGCAGTTTTGTAGAAACAAGCGGTATCCGTATAGGCACCGCAGCTGAGACGACTAGAGGTAGAGCTGCAAGTGACTTTGCAGATATAGCAGAACACATGATAAATATTATGGAAGGTGAATGAAAGCAGTAATCAGCAACAGAATATACCTAGAAGTAACGCAAGAGTATAAAGATATCATTAATGATGAGCTTACTTACGCTATTCCGTCGTACAACCCGACAGAACCTCCTATGGTCATAAAAAATATGTCACGCATCAAAACTAATCTTGTCAGTATACCTGTCGGAAGAACGGATTTGATACCAGATGACTATGAAGTTGTTGATAAACGCTTGAATGTGCCTGTAGACTTTCCTGAGTTTAAGTTTGATTTACGAGAAAGCCAACAAGTAGTGTATGACGAGATCGAAGATAACGCCATAATCAACGCTTGGGTCAGCTGGGGCAAGACTTTTACAGGTCTTGCTATCGCTGGAAAGTTAGGGCAGAAAACTCTGGTTGTAACACATACTGTCCCTCTAAGAAATCAGTGGGCACAGGAAGTAGAGAAAGTCTACGGTTTTACGCCGGGAATTATTGGTAGTGGAAACTTCGATACTTCCCAGCCTATCACTATAGGTAATACTCAGACTTTATACCGTAATTTGCCGAAGATAAAAGATCAGTTCGGCACAATTATTTTGGACGAAATGCATCACGTATCTTCTCCCACCTTTTCTAAGATAATAGACACTAACTATGCAAGATATAAGTTAGGTCTATCCGGCACTATAGAAAGAAAAGATGGCAAACATGTAGTTTTTAGAGATTATTTTGGAAATAAACTCTTTAAGCCACCCAAAGAGAACTTCATGGTACCTACTATCCATGTCTTGCAGTCAGATGTTAGATTTATGGACGGTAACAGGACTCCCTGGGCTAATAGAGTGACCGCATTAGCTAATAATGAGGAATATCGACACACAGTAGCAATGCTTGCTGCGGCCTACGCCGCAAAAGGGCACAAGGTGCTAGTTGTGAGCGATCGAGTTCACTTTTTGAAAGCATGCGCCGAACTGGCTGGTGATAAAGCAATTTGTGTTACGGGTGAGGTCTCACATGAAGATAGAGAAACGCACCTGTCTGAAATTAGAAGCGGTAAGAAAGATATTCTTTTCGGTACTCAAGCAATTTTTTCAGAAGGTATCTCTGTTAATAACCTTAGTTGTCTAATACTAGGTACACCAATAAATAACGAGCCTTTGTTGACTCAACTTATAGGTAGAGTCATACGATTACAGGAAGGCAAACGCGACCCTGTCATTATAGATATTCATTTGAAAGGGAATACTGCTAAAAAGCAGGCTTCTAATAGGATGGGACACTATATGAGAGAGGGTTATTCAATAAAGCAACTATAAAAAAATAGTTCTTGACACAAACCTTAATTTTTAGTATAATATATGTTCTTATTTGACTGGCGAAAGATTTATAAAGAGGCTAATGGCAGTGCTGTAGAGATTGTGCGTATCGTGCGGATGCTCGTACATAGGCAAATTCCTACTAATGCCAAAGACCCCATTTATAAATATTCGCAGAAAAACTTCCTTGGGGATAGCTTCATGCTCCATCCCGATGTACTGCTATACCATTCTCATAAGTACCAGTATCGTGAATTAGCACAATACATTGCATTGTGTTCTTTTCGATCTACGGCGTACTATCGTCTAACTAAAGATACAACACTAGATACCGTACTTCTGCCAACAGAGGATACGGAAATATTAATACAAAACAACAGGCTACTATACATAGAGGGAGATATACTTCACTTTATGTATGAAGAAGTCAATACAAAGGAGATACATTAAATGGCTATTTCATTTAATCAGCAGAAAGGTTCTGCACAAAAAAGTTCAGTAAGCAGTTTTCAGTACAAAGATGGCGACAACAAGTTCCGCTTAGCCGGTGACATTTTGGCTCGCTACGTCTATTGGGTAACTGGAGAGAATGGTAAGAACATTCCTCTAGAGTGCCTATCCTTCGACCGTAACAAAGAAACTTTCAATAACTTAGAGAAAGATTGGGTTCGTGAATTCTATCCAGATCTTAAGTGTGGTTGGAGCTATGCTACTCAGTGCATAGATAACGGCGAAGTTAAAGTTGTAAACCTAAAGAAGAAATTATGGGAGCAAATCATTACTGCTGCTGAAGACTTAGGTGATCCAACAGACCCAGAAACAGGCTGGGATGTTCAATTTAAGCGTGTAAAGACTGGCCCTCTGCCTTATAATGTAGAGTACCAATTACAAGCTCTTAAGTGCAAGCCTCGTGCCTTGTCAGAAAAAGAATTAGAGCTATATGCAACTATTAAGTCTATGGATGAAGTAATGTCTCGTCCTACACCTGATGCTCAGAAAGAATTACTAGACCGTCTTCGTGATAGTGGTAGTGAGTCTTCCGAGATTGATGAAACTATTGAAGATGAGTTCAATATCGCATGATACTATTTACGGCAGACTGGCACATAAAGCTAGGACAGAAGAATGTTCCTAGGGAGTGGGCTTTAAAACGCTATAATATGTTTTTTGATCAAGTACACAGCTATTGTAAGCAGTGTGATTCCCACATTATCGGTGGTGATTTATTTGATCGTCTGCCAAGTATGGAAGAGCTGGAACTCTACTTTTCTTTTATTAGAAATGTTAGAGTTCCTACCATTATCTACGACGGTAATCATGAAGCAACGAAGAAGCATAAGACTTTCTTCAGTCAACTAAAGCAGGTTAGTAGAGATATTAACCCGCTTATACATATAGTTGATATGTCATATATTGATACTGACGTAGGTTTTGGTATTCTACCTTACGCAGATTTACATAGAGAAGGTAGTATAGAGCATTTTGATAGTTCACAACCTTTATTTACTCATGTAAGAGGTGAGATACCTCCACACGTTAAGCCAGAGATTGACTTAGAGCGACTAGCAGATTTCCCTGTAGTTTTTGCAGGCGATCTTCACGCTCATAGCAATACACAGGCAAATATAGTATACCCAGGAAGCCCGATGACAACTTCATTTCATAGAAAAGAAGTCTCAACGGGGTGTCTGTTTATCAATGAAAAGAATTGGAGTTGGGTTTGGGAACCTTTCGATCTGCCACAGTTACTAAGAAAAACAGTTACAGATCCAAATGATATGGTTCCAACTGAGTATCATCACACTATTTATGAAATAGAGGGAGATATTCAAGAGTTAGCTTCTGTTGAAAACTCAGATTTACTTGATAAAAAAGTAATTAAAAGAAACTCAGAAGTGTCCTTAGTCCTAGACAAAGACATGACTATAGAAGAAGAATTAGTAGAGTATCTAAGCTATTATTTAGCATTACAAGATGATCAAGTATCGAATATTATAGGAACTTACAATGATTACGCTCAAAAAGCTCAAGTGGAGTAATTGTTTCAGCTACGGGCCTGACAACGAGTTAGACTTGAATGAAAATACAGTAACTCAAATCATTGGTTCAAATGGTATGGGTAAATCTTCTATACCATTAGTTATAGAAGAAGTTCTTTATAATAAGAACTCCAAAGGTATTAAGAAAGCAGATATACCTAATCGTTATGTTAAGAACGGTTATAGTATATATTTGCTTTTTGAAAAGGATGGAAATGTATATGAAGTTTCTGTAGATAGAAAGACAGGTATAAAAGTAGTACTAAAGAAAGATGGTGAAGATATATCTAGCCACACAGCTACTAACACCTACAAGACTCTACAGGAAGTCATAGGCATTGACTTCAAAACATTTTCGCAATTAGTGTATCAGAACACAAACGCAAGTTTGCAGTTTCTTACCGCAACTGATACGAATAGAAAGAAATTTTTAATTGACCTTCTTCATTTAGATGATTATGTGCAGCTTTTTGAAACTTTCAAAGAGGCTTCAAGAGAGTCTGCTAGTAAGATGACGGAGTTGAGTACTGAGGCAGCAACGATTGAAAAATGGTTGTCAAACAATAAATTGGAGAGTACGATAGTACTGCCCATGTTAGATTTAGATATAGACACGGAAGATGATGAGAATACTTTCCGTTCTCTTTCAGTAGAATTGCAAAATATCTCTGAAAAAAATAAAAAAATTCTAAAAAATAATCAGTACAAAGAAATGCTGGCTGCTATAGATATAAATGCTATTCAGAATAGTCCTCTTCCTCCTAAAGAATCTTATGATAAGTATCAAAGTGAGTTAGGACAGTTAGATGCTGGTGTAAGAGCTGCTTCAACTATGTTAGATAAGTTGTTACACTTAGAAGATAAGTGTCCTACTTGCGAACAAGACATAGATACAGAGTTTAAGGACGCTTTGGTACTCGAAGAGAGAGCCAAACTAAAAACTCTAGATGAGCAGAAAGACTCTAATGAAGATATGATACGGCAAATTAAAAGGAATAACGCTGCTAGAGACGGTTTAGCTAGAGCAGAGAAAGAATGGGAAGATTTGTATAGAAGTATTGATAGTTCCTTACCTAGTCAGATTCTTGACAAGGAGGAGCTCACAGCTTCTTTAGAACATTTAGAAAATAAGCTGTTAGAGGCTAAAAAAGAGTTGGCTAGAGTAGCTAAAGAAAATGAAGCTAGAACTAGATCTAATACTCGTATTGAAATAATACAAGCCCAAACAGACGGATTTATAGATAATTTAGCAAAAGCTCGAGAAGTGTTGGCAGAACAGTCACAACTAGATTCTAATCTGGATGTACTGAAGAAAGCCTTTAGCACTAATGGGTTACTGGCTTATAAGATAGAAAATCTAGTGAAAGAGCTAGAAGAACTTACTAATCAGTACCTCGCAGAGCTTTCAGATGGTCGTTTTACGTTACAATTCATCGTATCTAATGATAAGTTGAATGTACAAATTACTGATAACGAAGTAATAGTAGACATTCTAGCACTCTCCTCGGGTGAGCTAGCTAGAGTAAATACT